CGGCGCTCCCAGCAGATCGCATTCGCTCACTTTTGGACAGCTGGAAAACATCACGCGCAACGCGCAGCACCGCATTTTTGAACGCCGACATCGAATTGCAATCTGTCGGCTACGATCCAAAATCGTTGCAGCTCAATGAAGCGCGCGAACAAGTAGCGACCGAACTCTGCCGCGCAATTGGATTGCCAGCATATTATGCAGACGCAAACAGCGGATCATCGATGACATACAGCAATGCCACACTTGCGCGGCAGTCACTTTTCGATTTCTCGCTGAGAAATTTTGCGCGTGCAATTGAGACGCGTCTTTCGATGCCTGATTACACGCCATCGGGACAAACCGTGCGTTATGACTTAGACGATTATCTCCGCGGATCAGCAAAAGAGCGCGCGGAAGTGTATGAAATTCTCAATCGAATAGGCGCAATGTCAATCGATGAGATCAGAGAAGAAGAGGACTTGATTCGATGAAACTATCTATCCCAATTTCATTGACAGCGGCAGATTCCGAGCGCCGCATAATTTCCGGAAGAATTGTCACTTGGAATGAAGAAGGAAATACAAGCGCAGGTCGCACAATGTTCAAAGCTGGATCAATTGCGCCTAAGAGCGTAAAACTTTTGCTTGAGCACGACAGAACAAGACCGATCGGACGCGTCATTTCAATGGAAGAAGCTTACGAAAACGGCAAGCCTGTTGGCATTGATGCAAAATTCAAAATCGCAAATACAACCGCGGGATCAGATGCGCTTGAAGAAGCACAAACACAATTGCGCGACGGTTTTAGTGTGGGAATCTCTGTAGATGCGTGGGATAACAAAAACGGCGTGATGGTTGTATCAGCAGGACAGCTCGATGAAGTCAGTTTAGTTTCAGAGCCAGCCATCGATTCTGCACGCGTGAGCGATGTCGCTGCATCTTATGATGAAGAAAAGAAAGATGATGAAGAAGATTCCGAATCGATCGATTCTGGAAATACCAAAGAAAAAGGAGACGACGAAGTGGAAAACACCGTCACAGAGCAGGCAGCACCCGCCGAAACGGTGGAAGCTGCTTCGACTGTCACCGCGGCTGCAAATCAGCCGAAGTTTTACACAGCTCCACGCATTGAACTCACAAAGGTCAAATATCTTGAGAATTCAATTCGTGCAGCACTTGGCGACGATGATGCAAAGCTTTATGTTAAAGCCGCAGACGACGCCACAAACAACCCTGCAATGTTCCCGACACGCCAGCTAACCGAAGTGTGGAATCCGCTTGGAACAAATGTGCGCGGATCAATCGATGCGCTCAGCCGTGGCACATTGCCCGATGCTGGTCTTACATTTGAAATTCCGAAGATCACACAGCTTCCATCTGTAACGGAAGAAGCCGAAGGCGGCGCAGTTGCAGATGTCAATGTGAATTCAGAATTCATTTCTGTATCTGTTAAGAAATTCTCAGGTAGCCAGACATTTTCAGTTGAGTTGCTCGACAGGTCATCGCCTGTCTTTTTAAACGAGCTTCTTGCAACTATGGAGCAATCCTATTCAAAGGCGACCACCGAATACGCAAGCGATGTGCTACGCGATAACGGTGCTCTGAATGCGACAGCTCGCGCAAATGACAAAGATGGATTGCTCGGATATGTATCGAGCGCGGCTGCTGCTGTTTATACAGCCACAAAGGGCTTCGCTCGTAATATGGTCGTCTCACCCGATCAATGGGCAAACATCATGGGTTATTCAGACAATGGACGCCCAATCTATAACGCAGTTGCACCGCAAAACGCGGGTGGAGCAGTAACGCCGACATCACTTGTCGGCAATGTTGCTGGTCTTAATCTTTATGTCGATGCTTACAAGACAGGATCAGGCGACAATTCAATGTATGTCATCAATCCTGATGCTTATACTTGGTATGAAAGCCCACGCGCAACTCTTCGCGCAAATGTCATCGCTACAGGTCAAGTTTCCGTTCTCTACTACGGATTCGCAGCACTTGCCGTCAAGACAGGCGCTGGTTGCAACCGCTTTAACTTTACCTAAGCCGACAAATAATCATCGATCAGCTGCGCTCCCGTAGCTGATCGAGCTGAATGAAGGGAACGCTCATGCCG